CCAATCACAATCTCTTAATGTATTCTTTAGACCTGATGTGGATATTAAGTATCTCCATGCTATTCATTTTATGGCTTGGAAAAAAGGAGTAAAGACTATGTATTATTGTCGTTCCGAAAAGATTGGTAAGGCTGATAAAGTTAGTCGTAAGATTGAAAGACAAATAATTAAAGAGATTAGTATGGAGTCTCTTGCAATAGGTGAAGACTGTCTAGCGTGTGAGGGTTAACGATATGTTTTGGATATACGATAATCTGTTACCAGATAGTATAGCAGAAGGGATACATGATCGTCTTTATAGTTTGTATTGGAAATATAATTATTACTCTAAATCAAAAAGTAAAGGAGGAGAACCACATTGGAATATACAATTTAGAGATGGTTATGAATTTTTATTACCTCTTCTTGAAGCAGCTAAAAATAAATTTCATATTCCTGTAAAATTAAAACGAGTTTATATGAACTCTCATACTTTTGGAGTCGAGCCATATCTACATACAGACGATGGGGATTATACTTTTATATATTACCCTCGTCTTGATTGGAAACCTCATTGGTTAGGTGGGACAGCTTTATGGGATGATGAAGAAAAAAATATTGATAAATATTGTAATTACATTGGTAATAGGTTATTAGTATTTGAAGCAGATACCAAACATCAGGCAATGCCAGTATCTCGTATGTGCCATGAGTTGAGGTCAGTCATTGTTTTTAAAATGGTTGAAGATGAGAAGCAGTATGATTTATAAATGGTATTGTCACCTGAGAAGAAAAGGCTATGGCATCTTTACCAGCTTTTCAAGTGCTTGGTGGAATAGTAAATATACTTTTGAACATGAAGAGGATATTCCTCGTAGATGGATTGATAATAGAGGAGCAAGACCTTATGACGGATAAGTTAAAACTACAGGATAAGCGTAATTACTTTAAGCCCTTTCACTATCCTTGGGCCTATGATCTATGGCTAAAGCATGAGCAATCTCACTGGCTACATACTGAAGTACCTATGATTGAAGACATCAAGGATTGGAAGAACAACCTCTCCACAGAGGAGAAGTACTTTCTTACTAATATCTTCAGGTTCTTTACACAGTCTGACATTGATGTAGCTGGTGGGTATATAGATAACTACCTTCCTAACTTCCCACAACCTGAAGTACGCATGATGCTCTCAGGCTTTGCGGCTAGGGAAGCGTTACACATTGCAGCGTACTCACACTTGATAGAATCTTTGGGCATGCCTGACTCCACTTACAATGAGTTCCTAGAGTACGATGCCATGCGTGAAAAGCATGAGTACTTTATGTCTAGTGTAAATAATAAAAAGATTTCACTACCTATTAAGATTGCGGCTATCTCTTCCTTCACTGAAGGGCTGGCATTGTTCTCTAGCTTCATCATGCTTCTTAACTTTCCACGCCACGGTAAGATGAAAGGCATGGGACAGATTGTAACATGGTCTATTGTAGATGAGACACAACACGCAGAAGGTATGATTAAATTATTTAGAACTTATATTGAAGAGAACATGGAAGAGTGGAACGATGAAACCAAGTCAGCTATCTATAGCATAGCAGAAACTATGGTTGACCTAGAAGATAAGTT